GGAGACCATTGTTCTCAGATATCGATGAAGGTATCCGAGCACTCGCTCAACTAAACCGGCAGCGCAATCCATTTGAAATGGTTGTTGCTACTGGCCAAGCCAAAGCGTTTTCTCAGGTATCTGGATTCAACGCTGGGACCATAAGTGCCGTAGGTGTGCGGAGAAGAATCGTACGTTTGGATACTGTTACTGTAACATACAGAGGTAACGTTTTCGGTACCTTTGGTGCTCCAGATGCCAGTTATCTCTTGGGCTTACGCCCTCGAGATTTCTTTCCAACCGTATGGAACTTAATCCCGTATTCTTTCCTTGTTGATTACTTCACCAATATTGGTGATGTGATATCCTCCGCATCGTACGTAGGAGCCAGGACTGCTTGGACTAGTAAGACCATTCGCTCTCAGTGTAAAGTTTACCCTGAGGGCGTTGTGAGATTACCTGGTCCAGACAATTCCGGCTCGTATACGTACGATCGCGGTGGATCCGTGGGGTCCGCGGAGCTTAGCTGGACTGAGTTTGAACGAATCCCATCCGTGTCCGTGGATATTCCATCTCTGGAACTCCGCGTACCCGGCGTAGGATCGCTTAAGTGGGCTAATATAGCCGCCTTAGGGGCTCAGTTCTTCGCTGCGCGACAACAAGTGTCCTCACACTACAGAAATGTACGGTGAGCGTTTCAAACTTTTCCGTGAGAAATCACAATGACTTGGTCACCCGATAGTTCAATCACTGGGTCGGCTCAGACGGGACTCACTTCCCCCACCTATACGGTGGCAAGTGACCTCGCGCCTGATACACGTTCCCGCCAGATTGTGGTCACCGCGCTTGGCGGTACACAAACTGGTGCGCGGGCCAGTTCCGCTGGCGATCCGTTCACTGCGACTCTTCGCGTCGACAAGACCTACAAGGCCTTGCCGCCGAAGAACCCGGTGAATGGTTCGTACGGTAATGTCCCGCTGAACAAGGTTGAGCTGCTTGTTCGCAAGGGTCTGTACATCGATTCGAGCAACACCATCCGCGTGGGGAATCTGCGAGTTATCGCGGAGATCCCTGCGGGTGCTGAAGTCTCGGACGCGGTGAACATCCGTGCGATGCTCTCCCTAGCCTTCGGTCTCCTCGCTGAGGAGTCGCAGGACTATGGAGACAGTCTCGTTTCCGGTGTCTGGTAAGATACCGGTCATGAGGCCCAAGCAGCGCTTCGGGGGCCCGAAGGGGCTTCTGAAGTTTGCCATTTGGTTGGCTTTGGCTTTGGTTGGTCTTAAGGTAGGTGTAAACCTATCCGACTTACCTATTCCTTAGCTGTCCTTACGGCTCCAACTTTGTGGAAGGTGCATTTATGGGCGTTGACCCTCATGCTCTTTATCCCTCTCTTCGTGATGATTTAACCGAGCAACTCGGAAAAATCGCCGTGGATCGCATCTGCGGTGGTGAAACCTCGTGGCCCGGAATGACCTATCGAGACGCAGCTGGTGTGTCAATCTGGAACTCCATCTTCAAGAAATTGGAGACTGGAATGACGGATGACACGAATCGGCGTGCACTTGAGAAGTTCTTGCAGATCAATCAATCCTGTAAGGACTGGTCGTTGCAATTGGCTGATTATGGTGATGACTATCTCGTCAATGAGCTTAAATGCATACTTGACGATTTTTGGCATCGCTGTGGTTACCCTTTGGTCGACCATGACTATGAATGCCTTGAAAAAGGCAAGATTGGTCCTGGATCTTCCATTGGATCGAGCGGTGGGGATTTCTATACGAAGTTCTTCTCCTCTCGGTTAAGTTGTACGAATCGCTCCTTGTACTTTTGGTACAAGCGCTACATTAGAAACTTCCCAGAATGGCACAATGCCGAACTTATTCGGTGTGCCAACTTCGGTGAAGCCCATGTAGTTGAAGAGAACCGACTTAGCTTTGTTCCGAAGAACGACGACATTTCCCGAACCATTTGCACAGAGCCTGTTCTGAATATGTTTTTTCAGTTAGGTTTTTCTGAGCATCTAGTATCGAGACTGAAGAACTTCTTTGGCATTCGCCTTGAAGACCAACAGTTTCGAAATCGGGATCTCGCACGACGCGGAAGTGCCTGGGATGACTATGTAACCATAGACCTCTCTAGCGCATCTGATTCGTTATCGATAAAGATGTTGGAGCATATTCTCCCAGCTAGTTTCTTACGCTGGTTGAAACGGTTCCGATGCCCTTATTCGATATTACCAAATGGTGAACGGCTACAATTACATATGATTTCTACCATGGGTAACGGTTATACGTTCCCATTGCAGACTATCATCTTTTGTGGCGTCGTTATGTCCGCTTTGAAGTGCTCTGGCTTGGCAGCCAAGTACGACAAAGATGGGCTCGCTGAGAATTTCGGGGTGAACGGGGACGACATTATCCTCCCTACGGTAGCACACCGTAAGGCGATACGTCTCCTCACTCTCCTTGGATTCAAGGTGAACCCGGACAAGACCTTTGTCGAAGGTCCGTTCCGCGAATCCTGTGGTGGTGACTACTTTCAAGGTAGAAACCTCCGCGGCCCTTATCTTAAAAGACTTGGGACGACTCAGGATTTGTACACTGCAATAAACGCTCTTAACCTGTTCTCGACTAGGACAGGTATCAGGCTTTCGCGGACGGTTCAGTTTCTACTTAAAAAAGTAGAATTCTTACCCGTCCCTCGAGACTCTGATGATTTCGCAGGTATTCAGGTTCCTCTCTCAATCCTACGGAAGCCTTACCGGTTGGATAAGGGAACGCAGAGTATTTGTTACTATGCGTGGACCCATCACCCTTCCGGACGCATCCGAATGATTGGAGAGAATCTTTTAGTACCTAAGAAGTTCAAGCGCCGGATCTATAATCCTTCGGGATTATTGATTAGTATATTGCAG